GTCGTAGGTGCCGGGGATCGTGACTTCGCCGATGATGTCGAGCGCCCCTTTGTGGCCGAGGCTCACCAGCTCGCCGTCGTCGTCGAGGTAGCCGGCCCCACCTGCGGCATCATGGGCGGCCTGGTGGTCGGGGAATCGGAGGGTGTAGTGGTTCATTGCATCATCGCTTGGAGGTTGGCGTTGGGCCGGCGGGACTTGAGGGTCGCCATCTCGCGGATGTAGCCGTTCCACTGAGAGTTGGCGCCGCCCGATGCCCCGATTCGCACTCGATCCACCCCGACAGGCATCGTGATCGTCGTGTCCTGAGTTGTCAAAACGCCATCGGTGCCAAAAATTGAGTCGTTTTCTGCCAGTGCTTGAACGGCCTTGAACGGCGAGGTGGTTGAATGTGTCCTCCCAGCATAGTCATTTTGGCTGACGCCGCCTGTTTTGATTTCATAGTTTGTGATTTGCGAATTGCCGAGAACCCCATACATCGGAATCCTGTTCAACGCTGAGGCGTCGCTAAAATGGTAGACGTAGGGATAGGCCTGGAAGTTGCCCGAATAACCCCTAGCGACTTCCGCATAAATGGTCATTGCTGATGCGTTGTAGATCCCCGCAAACGCCGCGCCACCGATGGTCGCCACGTCCGCCGTGCTGCTGGCGGTCAGGGCTCCGGTGGCCGGCACATAAGGCGCGAGTGGGCCATTGTTGATCTGTGCGCCCCAGAAGTATCCAGCGGTGGAACCGTCGCCCGTGTAGATGGATGCGTTGCCGGCATTCGTTGAACGGTATTCTGCGACTGCGGCAATCGTGACTGTCGGTGTTGCAGTGATGCTACAGCGAAACACGCCATTAGGGCAGCGCTGGATTTGTGCTGTGCAGTTGGCGGCAGTTGTAACAGTGCCAAGCGTTAGATCGAAAAAACCCGCAGTATTTGTGCCACCAAAAGCGGTAGCGCCAAAAGCTACTGCGGCAAAGTTTCTGCTTCCTTTCGATACGAATACACTAAGCGTTATCTGTGTTCCTGATACATAGGAATAGTTCCTGCGGAAGCCATGCGGCTCAGATACGCCAACGCTCTCAACCAAGCCATCAGCATTGGTGCCACCATCAGGCGACGGGCCAACATTGGCCGACATGCTGCCACCAAACTTCGTCCATGCAGCGTTGGTGAAGTCCTCGGTGTAGATGTGACCATTCGTCACCCCATCCCACACCCGCCAGCCCCATGGGCTCAGCGTCGCCGGGTCGTACTCGATGAACGGCACATTGGCCGTCGGCTGCACCAGGATGCCCGAGCTGTTGAAGCCCATCGCCGGTGAGCTGTTGGTGAACGTCACCAGCGACTGGCCCGCCACCAGGTCCACGATGTTGCCCGTCCGTGCTGGTGCGATGTGCCAGCTTGGTCTCGCGCCAGCACGACGCCACAGCGGCTCACGGCACCAGTCCGCTCCCCACAGTCCTCGCCGGTTCGGTAGCAGCAGCATCAGTTCTGCACCACGCTCAGCTCGATGAAGTGCTGCTCCGCGCTCACCGGCGTGTAGCCGCTCGTTGTCGTCAGGATCCCGAACAGGCTGTCCGAAGCCGCATCACACACGAACGGCAGGTTGACGAACGGCGTCAGCGCACTGCTGCAGTCCGATCCTGTTCCGCCCGTCTGGTGCACGAAGTCGATGAAGCCGATCCGTCGATCCTGGTTCGCAAACAGCAGCCCGAACTGCGCGTTGTCGTTGATCGCCGTCGGTGCCACCCGGTACAAATGCAGCCGGTAGTTCGGTGTCGCCGTCGCACCCTGCTTCATGTGCCGCGCCGACAGGATCACACCGCTGCCGCCATTCACCCGTCCGCAGTCGGCGAACGTCAGCACCACCGGGGAGCTGGTGCTGTTGCTCACCACGTCCTGCGCCGCATAGGCGGTCGTGTCCGCAGGCCTTGTGAAACTCGCGCTCCGGCCGACCTGGTACCCCACAGCCTTCACGCTGTTGATCAGGTCGTTGGTCGCAGGCTCCCAGGCGTTGGTCGCCGTGTTGAAGACGTGCAGCAGCAGGCTCATCGCTTAACTCCTGGGCTTGGTTCGATCATAGGTCATTCAGCAGCCACGACAGTCCGTGCAGACTCAGAGTTGTCAACCCCGAAGGCACCTGCGCGCTGTTCGCCACATACTCTGCTCGGATCTCACCCGTCGTCGTCACTCGCACCACCACTGGCACCGGTGGTTCGTTCACCGTCGTCATTCCCCACGCCAACATCATCACGTCCACCCTTGGTGCATAGATCGGCTGGAACGTCGCCACCACTTCCTTCCCGGTCCTGCTGCCGCTCGGAACCGACACTTGCGCCTCGACCGTGATCCGACTCCCTTCCATTCGGAATGCAGTCGTTCCAGTCCCAGGCCGGAGCAGCCATCCCTGGCTGGTGTTCAACGTCAGTCCAAGCGATTGTCCGGCCACTCGCACGTCGCCGATCAGACGACCAAGTCGCATCAGCGACAGGTTGTTGTTCGTTGGGTTCAGTGAGATGCCGGTCCTCTGCCCAAAGTCGAAGTTGATGCAGGAGATCAGATCCGAGATGCAGAACGTGCCATTCACAATCACGTTGTTTGGATCTGCAGTTGGCGTTGACGCAATCACATTGTTCAGCGTCATCTCGTTGCCAACCATCTGGATCGCTCGTCCGTCGCCGTTGTAGACGATGTCGCCGATCATCACCACTTCGTTCTTCGCGCTCACCGATGCGTAGATCCCGTAACCTTTGGCATTGATGATCCCGTTCGTCAGGACAGTATTAACGTTCTTCCATGGCAGGTTTGCACCACTGCCCAAGATCACGCCATTCTCCATTCCCTGGCATGTAAAGTTCGACACCTGCACGTTGTTCGTGTCAGCCGTCGCCGCCAGAATGTAGATCCCGGCTGACTGTGTGCTCGTGCCGACCAGATCTCGGCACGTCACGTTCGTCGCCTTCACATTTTCAACCACACCGTCTTCATTGCTCTTCACGTGGTAATGCCCTGACGAATGCGACTCCGCCAGCAATCCATCCACCACCGTGTTCTTCGTCTTCAGCACCAGGCCCCAAATGCCATACCTCGTCTGCAGGTTTCGGATGCTCACGCGATCATCGTTCACCATCACCACGCAGTGCGTCAGCGCCTGGTAGCTGCTGTTCAACGTCACCACGTTCTCGACGGTGATGTTCTTCGAGTCCCAGATGCCAAGACAATCTGTCACCGCCGTTGCACCGCCAGTGCCGGCAAACCAGGTGGGGCCGCAATCCAGCCCCAGGTCCCTGATCGTCACGTCCTGCGCGTTCCGCCAGTACAGGCCCCCCTTGATCACCGTGCCGCCAACCAGCGATAGCGAGTCGGCCGCATAGCTCGGTGCGCCGATCCCTCGAATCGTGATGCTCTTCGTGATCTGGTTCGCAGTTGACACACCACCCGTAATGCCGACGTACGGTCCAGCGCCGAGCTGTAACGTCGACCCGGCCGGCACACCACCGATTGCCGCAATCAGATCTCCATTCCATTCATCAACGTGGTACACCCCAGACGTTCCGCTGCTATCGGCGTCGCGCTTGAGTTCCAGCTGGGCGGTGAATGGATTGAAAACCGGCTTCATCTTCAGCTCCGAACAATAGACTGAATGTTGCCGGCCTGGTCGTACGTCAGCGCCAAAGTGCCAACCGTCGTAGTTCCTTTCTTGTACACCACACCAGTCACAGATCCGCTGGTGTAGCTCAACTCAACACGATCGAATGCCGGAATGCTGAACCCAGGCAGCGGCATCGAGTTCAACAGCTCGTCCGTCGCCGGAACCCATGTCCCCGTCGCTTCGTCGTACACCTGCAGCTGCAAGCTCATGGAGTCACCCCAGCATTGTGTTTGTGCAGCAGCAGCAGCCAGCCGGTGTGGCCATCAGACTGTGGGTTACGCACACGGTAGGTGCTGCTGCGCACCTCCACCACGTCGTCCTGCTTCGGCACCAGAGGCAGGTCCTGCCCGTTGATCAGCACCACCGGCTGAGTCGAGCGGACCTGCACTCCAGTCTCCGGATCCACACCCACATGCGAGGCCTGGAACACGCCCCGCAGCTCATGCGAGACCTGGCCGCGGCGGTAGACCATGGGCTCAGAATCGCCCATCGTCCGCACCACCGCGCGCAGAGCAATGCTCGCCAGGTCGTTTCGCATCAGTCGAGCCGCACCCGGGCCACGGCATCGGTGGTGGCCTTCGCCGCCAGGAACACACCCACCAGCAGGTGGGAAGAGGCCTGGGGGGTGATGCGCTTGTTGGTGTTGTCCCAGTAGGCCAGGGCACCAACAGTCGCGTCGGTGCTGGCACCGGTCGCAGCCGTCAGGTCGTACACACCCTCGGTGTGGATGTTGATGGAAGCGCCAGAAGCGCCGTCCACCACGCACACACCGAACAGGCCAGCGCCGACCTGCACGCCCTCGCCCGACAGACGGGCGTAGGGCATGGCCACCTCAACGTAGCGGCCCTCTTGCACATAGTTCTTCATCGATCAGTCCTCAGAAAGGGTGGGTTGGTCGCGGCTCATCACTGACCGCTGGAGCGGTAGAAGCCCTGGTGCTGGCTCACCATGCAGCCGAAGTCGTGACGCAGGTAGGTCACGATGCCGTCGGGATCGCGCTTGATCTCCGACTCGATCGTCGGGCCAGCTTCGCCCTCCAGGTAGCCGTAGACCAGCTTGTCGACACCGGGGTAGTTGCCCACGATGTAGAACTGGCTGGTGCTGCTGGCGTCCAGACGGGGCTCGACGATCTTCTGCAGGTAGCCCGAGAAGACGTTCACGTTGCTGGTCTGGGTCGGCTGGATCGCAGCGTTGAACTGGTCGAACGTGGTCTCCAGGGTGGTCGGCAGCAGGATGTACTGCGGCACCACGTACAGCGGGTTCTTGCCGGTGAAGTCCTTCTGGTTGCGCATCTTCTGACGCGCTTCCGAGATGGAGGTCACGCTGATCGCGCCGGTGCCGGTGTTGTTGTGGCTGGCGTGGAACAGGACCACACCATCGCTCATGCACTTCGCGTTGCCGGTGATCAGGCCCCACATCTGGTTCGCCTCGAAGGTGGCGACGCCACGGGCGAGGATCTGGACGGCACGGGTGATGTAGCCCAGGTTGTCGTTGATGATCAGCCGGCGGCCGATCACCAGCTTCTTCCCGTACTCGCTCAGGTTCCAGGAACCCTGTTGCTCCTGGATGGTCCCGGTCTTGTACTCGCCGCCTTCCTTGATCTCCTCCGGCAGCATCTGGCCGCCGACCTCGATCTCCTTCATGTCGCGGAAGTCAGGCAGGTTGCGCTGCTCCGCCAGGGGCCGCCAGGTCTGCACCTCCTCGGCATAGGCCGCCTTCAGCGTCACGCGCTGAATCGAGGCCATCAGCAGCGGGAAGTCGCTGGTGCTGTGGAAGGCACGGACGGCGATCTCCGACTTGTCCATCCCGCGGTGGCTGACGCCGGCCAGCTCCAGCGACTCGCGGGCCATGTCCAGCAGGGTGGTGCCGCGGTACTCGCGCGCGCCCTCGGTCAGCTCGCCCACGTTGGAGCGGAACTTCAGGTAGTCGAGCTTCGCCTCAAACCGCTTCTGGCCGTGGTCTTGGGTGACCTCGATCCGGGCCTGGGCGGGGGTGCGCTGCTCAGCCTGCGACTTGGCGTCGATCAGCTGCATCCGGGCCTCGTCGAGGGCCACGCCGTCAGCGATCAGCTTGTGGGCCAGCTCGTCGCTCACCTGCAGCTTGCGGGCGGCGTCGAGGATGCCGGCGGTGCGGCGGCGCTCTTCAGCGCGCACGTCCTCGGCATTGACCACCGGAGCGGCCGGAGCCGGCGCAGGCATGGCGCGAGATTCGTTCTCCTGGGTGGGCTCGGGAGCCTGCACCCCATTCTCGGGAAGGGTCATGGATCGTTCCTGTTCGGAAGGTTGGGTGGCAGGCGGCTCCTCGGAGCGCACCTGGGCCCCGGCATCGGCCGGGATCGGGACCAGCGAAAGCTCATACGGCTCCCAGTCCACAGCGCGCTCAACCGGCACTGCGCCGGTCTCGTCGCGCTCCGTCTTGTGGACCTTGTAGCCCACGCTGACGTTGCGGTAGATGCCGTCGATCACATCCTGGAAGATGCTCTCCACGTCATCACGACGGCTGAACTTCACCAGGGCGCGGCCCTCGTTCCCGTCCAGCCATGCTCGTTGCACCACACCGATCTGGCTGCGCAGCGAGTAGGAGTCGTGCGCATCCAGCAGCGGAGCTCCCTTGTTCAGGCGCTCCAGTCGCACAGCCCCAGGGGCCATGCTCAGCTCCTCGATGTAGTCCCCACGCGACCAGCTCGCGCGGCGAACCTGAGCTCCGGTGCTCCACACCAGCTCGACAGTCCGCTCCTCGACGTTGATCGTCTCGGGGGCGAACATCGCCCGGGTCTGCAGTAGACCGTCGCTCATGCGCACTCCGTCGTCGGCTCGATTCTAGGGTCAGCCACCACTTACAGCTCGCGGTGCTGCAGGTGCTGGCGGTTGCTCCGCCTCCGTCGGCGGCTCACCCGTCGGCGGCATTGTCGATCCCAGCGGCCGCACCTGCGTCAGGCCTGCCGCACTCACCTTCCGTGGGTCGGTGTCGAGCACGATGCCCGCCGCATCCAGCAGCGCCATCCATTCCGTCCACAGGCGGATCACCTCGTCCGGCTCGTAGCCGTCGGCGCGGATCGCTTCCTGTGGCGGCAGCAGGCCCGCACGCACCCGCGCGATCGTGCTGTTCGTCTCGGACTGCGGGTCGTACAGCTCCCGCCGCGGCGGCGTCCAGTCCGCCGTGATCCCGTCGGTGGCGATCCCCACGGCAGCCATCGCGGTGAACGCCCATTCCGCCACACGGTCGAACACCATCGGCTCCAGCACCTGCCAGGTGTCGCTCATCAGCCGCCGCTGGAACCCGATCCATCCCATCCGGCCCTGGGTGAAGCTGCCGCCGCTGTAGTCGCCCGTCAGCTCCTCGTACGTGATGCCGATCCCAGCCGCGATCTCCAGCAGGTAGGTCTTGATCACGCGGTCGATCTCGCCCGCCGCCGGCGGGTTGATCGTCCTGATGTCCTGCCCCGGGCCCAGCCGCACAATCCCGCCCGGCTCGATCCGATCGCCGATCGTGCTCTTCTGGTCGCTCGTCCCATCCAGATCCACCACCGCCGCACTCAGGCAGGCGGCCACCTTCTCCTTCATCAGCCGCGCATCGAGCAGATCCCCCAGGTCCTTCAGTCGCACCATCACCGGGGCCAGGCAGCTCACGCCTCGCGTCATCCCCGGCCGCTCTGGCGTGAACAGGTGGATGATCTGCTCCGCCACCACCGTGTTGCTCATGATGCTCGTCGCCTGCACCGCGCTCTCGCCCGGGTGGTAGTTGTAGATCCAGTACCGCTCGCGCCGGCCCTCGCTGTCGTAGACGATCCCGCGCTTCGTCCATCCCTCACCAGTCACGCCCGGCGTGTCCTGGTTCTCGTCGATCCAGTCGCCCTCCATCACCTGCAGCTGCAGGGGGATCTTCAGGCCCAGTCGTTCCATCGTCCGACGGCTTGGCGTCCGCGCGCGGATCAGCACCTCGCCGCTCTCCTTCCACGTCCGCACCGCCTGCGCCATCAGGCCGTCGAAGTTCAGCAGCCCGTTGTAGTCGCACTGCCGCGGGTCCGACATCCACTCCCGCATCGCCTCCGTCACTCGCTCCCCCTGCTTCCCGTTGCGTCGGGTCTGCTTCGCCTTGAAGCTCCACCCCGCACCGATCAGGTTCGTCACCCACGACTCGACCGCCTTCTTGGCGTAAGGGTTGTTGCGCACCAGGTCGCGCGCGCGGTCGCGCATCACCCCGAACCCACGCGCCGTTGCAGCATCCGCACTGCTGCCCTGCGTCACCCAGTTGTCAGTCCGTCGCCCCCGCGCCGCAGCGTCGTAGCGCCGCATCTGCTCCAGCTGCAGTCGCGCCGCCTGGCGACGCAGCGCCATCCGCGGAGCAATCGTCGCCAGCAGCTGCTCGAAAGGATTCATTCGTAATCACGCACCACGGCTGGATAGTCGATCCGCACCACCGGCGAACTGGCGGCCGCCAGGCTGCTGGCGATCAGGTTCCGCGCTCGCATCAGCTCGCTCATCGACTGGTACTTCACGACCTTGTCGTCGTACCTGACCTCCAGGTAGCCGCCGGCGATCGCTTCCTCGATGGCCACCAG